CTTTTTCTTCGTTCAATACCTTTATCCATTCTTCTAAAAATGTTTTTACTAATTCTGCATCATGCAACCTGTAAAAAATATATGCTATGTCGTTTGTTTCATCACGTTTTGTGAGACCAACATTATTATAATCTTCCTCAGTAATACTAATACCTGTTACGGTTGGGGGGTTTTCTATTGGGTTTTTCAATGTACTAATGTCAATTTTATTAATTTCATCAATGTATTGTATTAAACTATCTGTTCCGGGTGCCAAAGCCGTTTGTATTATAGGGTATAAGCTTTTATGTATCTTTTCATAATATTCAATCAAACTAATGGTATAATCAAAATTCACTTTATCAATTATAAGTTGCTTGATATCATCTGTATATATTTTGTTTCCTATAAATCCAATATAATTTTCTTTTTTTTTATTGAATACATCATTGATATTATCAAAATAATTGTAAAAATAATCGTGTTCTCTATTTTTATTCTTTACGTTATTATGTTTTTTTATTTTATCATATACTTCTGTGAATTTTTTGTATTCTGCATATGTACACGCGTATTCTGCTTTCGTCGCGGTATCTGCATTTTTGGCTGGTATAGATAGAACGGATGGTAATATAGATTCAATTGTTATATTGTATGCTTTTTCAAATTCTTTTAATTTTTTATAAAAATTTTGTTTGTTTGTATCATATTCGTTACTAATTATTTTATTGAAATCAAGAATAACAATTTTTTGTTTTGCGTTATTTATACCAGCATTTAATTCATTTATACTTGAGGTTAAACTGTCAATATCTGTTTTTAGTTTGGTTATGTATTTTTCAATAAATTCTTCAAATTTTTTGTTTAATTCAGCATTTTTATCACTACCGCCTCTCATTTTCCTAGACATATATCGTTTTTTTCCATTTTTCTTTACTCTATTTTTCCTCCTGGTTAGCATATACTAATATATTATGACAAAATAATCATAAGATATTAATTAAAATATACATTTCGATATTGTTCGACATATTCATCCGGTATTTTTCCTGCTTTAAATAATTTGATTTTTTTGGCTAAAGATAATTTAGTATTATCTTCAACTACCCCCGTCAACATTGTTATTATAAAAAACAATGAATACATTCCACATTCCGTATTACCATGTTGGTGTTCTACTGGATAATTCTTATAAAATTTTAATTTGAATTTCTTTTTCATCTCATTTGTCATTCTCCGGCGTAATGCGTCAATTTCTTTCGGTATATCACTACCTGCGCTGTCATAATAAAATATGAATCGGTCTTTCAAATCCACAAACAAACTGACCCAATGTGAACCACCTTGGTCATGTCTATCTAAATTAAATATAATACCTATTTTATCTTTGCCCTCTTTCAACTTTTTTTCTAATGAAATAGTGCAAAGCTCTTCCCATACACATTTTTCTCCCTTCTCCGGTAATCTGGTATCAAAATCAATTGGTGTAGGTCCAATAAAATCGAAATTATCATACGTCATTTCATACTGCGACAATACTTCGAAAATATCGATATTCGATAACCATTCATTCTTATTTTTTAACCATTCAGACGGTTTATCCGGTGAAAATATCAATTCGTCTATTTCCTTTTTTAGAGTGGCATCTTTCAATTGCTCTAACCAACAATCCTCTTTTTCACAATTGTTTAAGCGTTCGGTCAATAATTGTAATAATTTAGTGGGGTCATTTTCTTCTATTTTTTTGTCTAAATGGCTCTCATTATAAGCATCGCGTATTTTAAATAGAATTTCCTTCGTGTAACAGGTATTTTTGTTTATTCGTTTATTTTTTACAATAGGACTGCAATTCATAGGGTTCAACCTTTTTGTCGTATTTTGACGGTGGGTTTGTCTTGTAGGATTTTTTTTATTTGTTCGATTCTTTCGATTTTTTAATTTATTTTTACCAGAAAGCGTAAATAAACTTTGTAACATATCTCTCTAAAATATAGATATATATTTATCTTTTCGAAGATTTCAAAAAGAGGTCCATCGTATATCCCGCCGGTAATTGCTCTCTCCCCTTTTTTATGATTGGTTTACCCCAGAATGATTTTGCAGTGGATTGATTATCATGTTCAATTAATTCATCCCTCTCATCACAATTGCCGAACAAGACATCTTCATCCTCCCTATTTTTATCATAACTATATATATCGGTTTCTCGTTCTAATTCCTTCATTTCAAAATGATGAATCGCGGTTTTTACGAAACTATGGAAATCTTCGCTAATTTCATGGGTAATTTGTTTATCCGGGTCGTCCAATAATTGTGTAAACATGGATTGTATTTTATAACGATGTTTTTCTATTTTTTCTAAATATTCTTGGGATGCTCTATGTTTTTCGGGGTCGGTTTTTGCCAGATATTTTTTATATTGAGTTTTATTAGTTAATAATTCCAATGTTAATTTATCAATATCTTGTGGTTGCATATGATGTATAATATATAATATGCTTTATCTATTATATATTATGTACAAACGATTTCTTTATCCAAAACAAATCTATGGTTGAAATATTTTTTTGGTTTTTCTCGATTTTTTATTTGCTAATCTCTCGGCTTTTTTGGTTTCTTTGGCCAATTTTTCTCTTTCTCTCAAATATGCTTTTTCATTAGCTAATCGAATCTTTTCTTTTTGTCTCTCCAATTTTGCATTTTCCTTTTCCACTTTCGCCGCTTTCTTTGCATTCTCCTTTTCTAATTTCGCCGCTCTCTTTGCATTTTCTTTTTCCAATTTCGCTGCATTGTCATTTTCTATTATTTCTTTCAAACCAATCAATTCATCATTAATTATTTTTGAATATTTCGTAAATAGTTCCTGTAACATTTCGTTTTCTATATTTTCTCTCAACTTACCCTCTTTACGAAGTGTTTTTTTAAGTTTCTTTTCGGCTCTTTTAGTTTCTCTTTCGATTGCTTTTTCTTCATTCAATACTTCTCTCAAGGTTTTCCGTATTTGACCCGTTTTTTTTCGTTTTTTTTTTTCAATATTTCGTTTCGTTTTATTTACTTCATTCATTTTTTCCGTCATTTCTTTCTCGGCTAAACGATTGTTTTTTCGTTGTGTTTTTCTCTCATCTCTCAATACTATTCGTAATACATTCTTTTCTAATTGAGTCAATTCCGTTTTCATAATTTCTTTAATCTGTTGAATTCGTTTTTTATAGAGAATCAAATCGTTTTTCAATTTTTCCTTTAATTCTTCTATTTTCATGTCTTGTTCTCTCAATTGTTCATTCAATTCAACTATAATGGGATGTTCTTTGATGGCTTCTTTCAAATCATCGGCGGTTTTCACTACCTTGCCGCATTTTTCTTTTAACTGATAATACATGGTATCTTTGAATCTTTTATATTCTTCCGGATTATTCTCTAAATTCTCTTTAATTTTTGCTAAAGATTCGGTTTTAAAGAGGTTTTTATTTTTGATTTCCTCCCGGATTGATTTAATTGAATCGCGCACCTCTTGGACTTCGGCCTTGGCTTCTTTCAATAAATCCCGGATATTTGCACGGACGACCTTTTTACACTCTTTCTGCATTTTGCCTTCATACGAATTACATACATCATGCAATGCTTCGAAACGACTCGCGTCTAAATCTTGTAATTCTTTATCGATTGAGTTGGTTTTTTCGACAATATCCGCCTTTAGTTTATTGACATCACTGTTCAAGTATTGTCGCACGTATTTTTTATCGTATCTTTTCGCCATACTTAAATCAGTAATTAGAGAGGGAGTGACAAATTTGACAATTGGTTGAGAGAACTGTCTCGCGTCTTTTTCCCGATTTAAAAAACTAATATGTCCGGCAATTTTGTCTAAATAGTTGGCCTCGCCCGCCCGAGTAAATCTCCCATAATCGTCTAAATATTCCTTGGAAAAATCGTCGAATAGTTCCGGCATTTGGTCTTGGGATGGTTTGCATAAATTAAGTAATTTGATTAATTCCATCGGGTTTTCGGTTATGGGGGTAGCGGTCATTAATAAGAGTCGAACCGAATTTATACCGGATAATTGATATGAATGTTCAATTGACCTTTTGAGAGCATTCATGTCGGGGCGTTCAATCGTGGATAAATCACCACCGCCGTATAATTTATGTGCTTCATCAATAATCAACAGTGTTTTACGTAGAGGGTCCGCTTCGCCATTCTTTTTGACGAGAGCTTTATAGAAATTATTCTGTTTTGATACTAAATTACTGAATTGTTTATAAGACATGGGACGAATACTCCAGGATTGTGAGAGCATACGCATACGTTTATTTTGTTCATCGGGCACAATCAAACCTTTTTCTAATTCTTCGCGGATTTGTTCATTGCATACTTGGTCAAACATATTTTTCCAAATATCATTTTTCAAAGTGGTTCGAGTGACCCATAATATTGTATATCCTTGTTTTTCAAAAGTGGAAGTGGCCGCTGCAATTGCGCTGCACGTATTATGAGTTACTGTAAAATCGCCAATTAAATAACGATTATTGCCATCTAGGGTAAAACCATAATAATCGCCTTTTCCTACCGGTTCAACTGTTATACCAGTTATCAATGCATCTTTTTTTTGATTTCGTTTTTCGGCTTGTTTTCTTTTTATAATAGTAGGTATTTCTTCTAGTCCATTTCCACTTATTGAAATACTATTATATATTCCGGTTCGTTTTTCATTTTTATACATGCATGATTTTTCTGTCTTTGTTGAATATGCGGCAAACCCCAACGAACGAACAAGATATAATATATCTTCTGTAAGAACATTCGATTTTTGAGAAATAGAATACATTTTACCCCTACTACAATAATATCCGTCAGAATCAATTATACCTGCTAATAATTTCATTCGATACTCTCGACTATTACATTTGTAATCATATGGTATATGTTTATTTTCATATAAGTTATATTTTTTCATAGCATTCCAAAAAGCGTTTGCACCAGGTTTTCCACTATATGATGTGAAACGGTAACTATATCCAGATTGGTAGTTTAAATGCAAATGATATTTAGGTAGCGTATCGTTTAAATATTTTAAGACAGCGGCATCTTGATTTGTAATAATTGGGTCTCTAGAACCGCCATCACCTAACCATAAACCAATAATATATGGGTCAAAATCTACTGGTATAAATGGAAATTCAACCCCTTTTCGATAACCTTTTAATTCTTTTTGTAGTGATTTCGACAATTTCAAATACTTATTTACTTCTATTTCAACAATTTTATCTTCTTCTTTGAATAATGACAACAAATCTTCAGCGTCCTCTTTCTTAGCAAATGATTTACATACAATTTTACATGTTTTATTGTCAAAATAAGATGCTCTATATGGTTGATTTTTTTGTTCTTTAATATAGGAAATTGACCCTTTTCCGCTAAATTTCAAACAAAGAATATGTTCAGAATTTACTGTATATGAATCGCCTTTCACTGGAACAATTTTAAACATTTCGTCTTGTCCATTCGCCAAAGATAATACTTTACGTGGTCCCGAATCATCACCCATTAATATATCTCCAACTTCAATATCTTGAACCTTTTTAATAAGACCATTATGTAATAAAATTGGCGTATCTTTTGCGTGACATTTTCCGGTGCCTACGCTCTGGTACAGCAGCATGCCTTTAACCGGGGCGGTCGGGGTAAAATAGTGGCGAATAAAATCTTGGGTCGGGGTATATCGAAGAGCATGTGATGCTCCGCCTTTTCCACATAAATTTTCCATTTTTGCTTTCTCCCAGGTGAATTGGCTAAAATTGGTCTTTATATATTCTCTCATTTCTTGAAATGTTGGATGAGAATTCGTATCTTGGTTAAAGGAGAGCTGTGACAATTCGTTTGGTAAATGTAGTATAGGTAAATCATTTCGCACAATTAATCTTCTCGAACTACTTTTTGCTGCACCGCCAAATTCACTACTATTTCCAGATACAGTGAATTCGTGTATGTTTTTATTGAGTTCATAATCGACCGAACCATATATAGATAATCTCTCTAAATCGTGGGTAAATTCGATTAGACGAACATCCAAATTCAATGCCTTCATATAGAGGTTGAAAGCGTTTGGTGCATGTAACATGTATTCTCTCAAATTTTGTGGAATATCGATATCATATATATACACATGCAGAGGCCATCCTCTCATGGGATGGAAATCGAGACCTTTTTGACCACATGTTCGAGTGGCTCTACCAATGACTTGTTTTTGGTCGGCGGTAGTCACTTGTGGTTCAAATATATGGACATATTTAATATCGAATAAATCAATGCCCTCTTTAAAACCACTATCCATAACGATGATACGCGCTAGCTCCCCATTTACGTTTTCGGGACGTTGATTCATTTTTTGGAGAATGGCTTTCTTTTGTTTCACAGTAATATTTTGCTCATATACGGATACGGAACATAAGAGATAAAAATTATTATAGGGGGTTTTAGCCAATTCTGCGTCCGTGAGTAATTCAATTTTACCGTATGTTTTTGATTTTGCACCGCCAGTGCTTTCGTTTACGGTCTCATCTCCAAAAGATTCTTCGAGTGACGGTAATGATTCTACACTATTTTCGGGTGCCGGTGGCATTGAAGCCATACTATTTGCAGGAACCGGAGGCATTGAAGCCATACTATTTGCAGGAACCGGAGACATTGAAGCTATACTATTTTCGGGTGCCGGTGGCATTGAAGCTATACTATTTGCGGGAGCAGGAGGCATAATGACCGATTCCAATGGAGAGTTTGGTATAGATTTATTTTTTGCAGTATATCCTAAAGTAAAACCTTTAGCAATTAACGCCCCCGCCACGAGTTTCGACCCAAAACTACCCGATTTCAAGTCGGAAAATATAAAATGCTTGAAGAGTTTACCGTGTTGTTGCATATCATTCGCGTCTAATTTCTCTATTTTTGAGAGAAGGGCATCTAATTTAGGAGAATGGGAAGGAATGTCTTCCATCAATATTTTAGGATTAAATTGCTCAGTATCAAATTTGTATATATTTGATGATTTGCTCCAGTTCGACCGTTTTCGAACACAATCTGGGTCAAATATAGTATTTATTTTTTCGCTCGTTAATTTTTCTAAAGTTTCAATATCGTTTATATTTTCTAAATTTGCGAGTGATACAGGACTTTCTTCAACCATTGAATCATCTTCCATGTCACTGTCGAATTCATCATCTGAACTACTCATTGAATTACTCATATTGAAATATAATATATATATTGCCCCGAAAATATATTTCTAATAGTATGGTATACAAATAATGGTCAATTATACTGGAACTAATTTAGGCGGCGGATATCAAGGTATTTCGCCAGTACAAACAATCAATAATTACAAATCGAGTGAAAATGTAATGTATCGTCGTGTCTTACGTCATGGATGGAATACTCAATACGCGACTGGTCAAGTGAATGGAAAAACCAGAGCGATTACCCCATTCCGTGCAGTAAATGGTTTAGGCGATTTTTTAGCAAGACATCACGTCGCATGTGATGGACCTAGCCAAGTGCATGGGTCCAGAATCGTTACCAAAAGAGCTCTCCGCAATCACATACAATCATGTGATACTACCGGAGTGCCAATCACCTCTGGAAATGTCAAATTCGTTCCTGATTCATCTGATTATATTAAATTCAAGAAGTTACAAGCAATGAATCGTAACTATAATGATAAATCAAACGGCGGTTCAACAAATTCGGACTATGTTCCATTAATGGCAGTTAGACGAAGATAAATATATAGAGTGATTATATACAATGCAACGTTTTTCAGGTATTTTATATAATAATAGCATTTTAAACAATGGAAAATTATCCAGTAAAAAAGCAATGCCGCAAAAAGATATTACGAGTGACGGGACTAGCACCTTTGCCATGAATCGTCATAATTATATTGAATCTCATTCAAATACGACTATGACTACTTCACAAAAATTGAAGAAAAAGTGGTTTGGTAATCGCGATGCCTCTCAAGTCGCGGCGAATCGCCGCGTCGACCAAATTGCCAACGGTTCGTTAAATTCTGCCGGGGTATCGACTTCATTTACTACGGTAAGTGACAATAATACAGAGCGCCAAGCTATCCGTAGAATGCGTAGTGGGGGAGCAGTTGTTCCGGCCAAAGTTAGGAATTCTCCCGTATTTTAGCAAAAATAAGAAATAATGTCATTATATACAAAGATATAATGGAAGATTTACCATCTTTAGATGTATATTATTTTTCAAGTGTAGAACGTTATAGAAGATTTTTTCGAGATTACGCAGTAACACTTGATAGGTTAAAAGCACTTAAATATGATAGAAACGGTCGTTTACGTCAAGGCAAAACATCTTTATCACTAGGGGATTGTGAACTAGAGTATCTTCGTTTTAAACGAAGAGAATCTTCGCCCGAACATACAAGCGACGTGGATATCTATAGAATTATAAAAGATAATTATGTTATTGGAGCTATCTATGTATTAGACGGTGGGATTCAATCATCAGTATCACCTGAATTACCACCACCATTCGCAGAATTACCATTTGATAAGATGTATTTTAGAGTAGTTACACTTAATACTGTGCCAGCAGTTGACACTATTGTAGGAGGAAAAACGAGACATAGAATGCGTAAGAGTAGATTGAGTAAAGGTAAAAAAAGACAAACACGCAAAAATAAGTGAAGACCAGAATAAAAATATACGTATCTTATATACTCATGGAACGAGGACTCTCTATGTTATTACACTCACTTATCATTGGACTACTATTATACTTTTTTATGGTATTTGCGTTAGGACAAAATTCGGCGGTAGCTGAAAACAGAAGTATATTGATTGCAGCTCTAATACTGATATACATGATTTTATTTGGACATGGCCTACCAAAATCCATAAACAAAAATATTTAGCCATTTTTGTAAACAAAAATATTTATACAATATATAAATGTATAACTATTTAGTCGAATTTTTAGGAACCCTTTTCTTTATCTACGTTATTTTGGCCACCGGTAATCCTTTAGCCATTGGTGCTGCTTTAGCCGTCACCATTTTATTAACCTCCAAAATTTCTGGAGGACACATCAACCCTGCCGTCACCATTGCCATGGCAGCTGCCGGTAAATTACCAAGTGTTGATGTAATTCCATACTGTTTATCACAAATATTTGGAGGTTTAGTCGCATTAGAAGTGTATAAACGTTTCAAACTTTAAGTATGTCTATAAGTAAGGTATTATAGTGTATATACAATATAATATCTTTATTCAATATATAGATTAATGTCTGGTAAAACTGAGTGCAAACAATCTGGTGGATATAATTCCATGGGACATTCATGGACAAATTCATATTCAAGAAAGAAATCATTCAAAAGAGTTAAAAAAAATAAGGGAAAGAAAGGTAAAGGGATAACGAAACGTAACCAGAAGAATCGCTCGTTATCAATATATTCGTAAATAATCGCGAAAAATAACACCCCCTACTTTTTCTTGTATAAAAATTTGAAGAGTATAAATAAACCAACAACTGATAAAGACCCGACGAAGAATTGAGTAACACCATTCATTTTTGGTTCATTCTCTTTTTTTGTTTCATCGGTTTCATCGTCGCTATCGCTTTCATATTCATTATTCACGACGGTCAAATATTTAAATGAATTTGAATGACCGGTGGGTTCAACAATTTTGGAAGTGATTTCTGGTTTCTCTTCTTCAGCATTCTTCTTATCTACGATTTCATAATTAGTAAACGTTTCATCATACGCGATAGGGCTGGATATACTTTGGAATCCTTGTTTTATCGATTTATCTTTAGTCATTATATATAATGTATAATATAATGTATACTATAAATAATATATAATTTTTATGTTTGTTTACAATAAATTAAATAAACATAAAGAAACCATCGTAATAAATATAACGAATATCTTCCTAAATATGTGCGGTATATTTACACTATTAAACAATGAAAATCAATTGTCAGATGATTTTGTAAATAGCGAATTTGAAGAAGGCAAATCGAGAGGTCCTGAATTTTCTATATTGGAAAAGGTCGGTATAAAAGTAACATATGGATTTCATCGATTAGCGATTAATGGTTTAAATGCACAATCAAATCAACCAATAAAATATGAAAATATATTATTGATATGCAACGGAGAAATTTATAATTATAAGGAATTATATGCAATGATGAATATTACACCCAATACCGATTCGGATTGTGAAGTCATTATCCATTTATATAAACGCTATGGTATAGAATATACGCTAAAAGTATTGGACGGCGTATTTGCCTTTTCTTTATTGGACCAAAATATTCACAACGATGAATCTCTGTTATATGTAGCACGTGACCCATATGGGGTTCGTCCATTGTATCAGCTATATTCGAATATTGCCAATGAAGATATCATTGCACTAGCATCTGAAATGAAAATGTTGTCCAAATTTTATAATTCAAAACCATTAAAAAATAAATATGAATTATCACAATTCGAACCAGGCACTTATTCTACCTATAAATTACAACATAAAGTATCTGCAAACTGGAAATTTTGCAAAAATATACCATATCATACAACCAGTTTTTGCGATTTTGTAACAAGCGAATCAAATACAATAAACAATATTATATTGAATATACAAAAATATTTTATAGCAGCAGTGAAAAAACGTTGTGTAACTACTGAACGGCCGATTGCATGCTTATTATCGGGTGGTTTGGATAGTAGTTTGGTCGCCGCTTTAGTCAATGATTTTCATCTGCAAAGAGGATTACCGCCAGTTGAAACCTATAGCATTGGCTTAGCCGGTTCCGAAGATTTACGATGTGCAGCGATAGTCGCAAATCATATTGGTAGTAAACATACGGAAATATTATTAACCGAAGATGATTTTACCAGTGCAATTCCCGAAGTTATACGGACAATCGAATCGTATGATACGACGAGTGTGAGAGCCAGTATTGGTAATTATTTATTGGGTAAATATATTTCGGTTCATAGTGATGCAAAAGTCATTTTTAACGGCGATGGTTCCGATGAATTATGTGGAGGATATTTGTATATGAAAATGGCATCGGATTCCCTTGAATTTGATAAAGAATGTCGACGTTTATTGAAAGATATACATGCATTTGATGTATTACGGTCGGATAAATCGATATCATCGCATGGGCTAGAGCCAAGAACCCCATTTTTAGATAGAGCATGGGTTCAATATTACTTATCTATTCCAGCAACAATTCGTTATATTGCATTGAAAAAAAATTGTGAAAAATATTTATTAAGAAGCGCGTTTGATTTCAAAAATTATTTAAATAGTCAAGGCGAAGCATTATTACCACAAGAAATATTATGGAGACGAAAAGAAGCGTTTAGTGATGGTGTGAGTGATACAACACGTTCATTATATCAAATATTACAAGAATATTCGACAAAACAACTAAGTGTTATACCAAACGTAAACCATCAGTATAGTGAAAATATACCTATTACGGATGAACAAAAATATTATAGAATGCTTTTCGATATTTATTATCCTAGATGTAGTAAAATCGTTCCTTATTTTTGGATGCCGAAATATGTAGATGCAAATGACGCGAGTGCACGAACATTATCTATATATACGGATAAGGTAACGGATAAGGTAACGGATAAGGATACCGATGATAAAATAGAAGGTAAACAATGCAATGACGATTCTGCTATTTTCTAGCAATATCATAATTTTCTTCAAACCATTTACACGTATTCACAATACCTTCGCGTATTTTAGTAAATTCAAACTCGGGTAACATCTTGCGAAGTTTTTGGTTGCTCGCGGTTTTTTTATATTGCCCGTCCGCTTTTGATTCATCAAATACAATATTTCCACTAAATTTCATTGCATCGGCAATAATATGCACTACATCATGTATAGATATTTCATCTTCTTCGTCTACCGATAGAATAATAGGTTCATTGGATTCATATGATTCCATTGTCCACAGTATTAATTTTGCCAAATCATTTGAATATATGAATTGGCGAAGTGGTTTACCCGTTCCCCAAATGACAAAATCGGTATTATTTTGTTTTGCTAAATAACATTTATGAATAAGCCCCGGGATTACATGGCCGTCTTCGATATTGAAATTGTCATATGGTCCATAAATATTTGTTGGAATGACAGAAGTGAAATTACATCCATATTCATCATGATAACACTTGTTCATGACATCAATCATTCGTTTCGCGTATGCATACCCCATATTTGACGAATGAGGAGGTCCATTATGAACCATGGTTTCATCAATTGGATAAGTCGTTTTATCGGGAAAAATACAGGTAGAAAGACAAGAGATTAGTTTCGATACATTGAATTCTTTACAACATTCCATTATATTGTCATTCATTATCATATTGTCACGATAAAATTCAACATTATATTTTAGATTACGATAAAGCCCTCCTACCATAGCGGCTAAATGAATGACATATGTCGGTCTATATTTTTCAAATATTTCACGCGTTATTTCGCGATTACGTAAATCACCATCAGCCGAAGTTAAAAAAATCCATTCGATATTTGAACCACATGCAATATGTTGTAATGCTTTTCCAACTAACCCACTACCACCGGTAACTAATACAATTTTATTATCCATTGTATTCTTTTCATATATTTTTTCACATACACTAACGTAAAAACATAAAAAATGGGTGGTTTTTATGTTTTTTGGGTTTTTATTTTTATGTATAAACAGGTAATATTTTTCCATCATATCGGCGCAGAGGTTTGTCAGTAGACAAATAAATTAACCACATTGAAATGGATGTAAATACCAATAGTGCAATGGAATAATACGTAAATCCCGAATACTTATATTCATCATCAATCGAATCATCTTCGTCGCCCGTATCAATCGGTTCGTTATGATGTTCATATTCATATGAATGTTCGATTTTTTTTGGTGTTTCATTATATTCATTTCTGGCTATTTCAAACTTACTGCATATTTGTTGTATATGTTTTTGTTCGTTACAAATACCCGGATAAGATAATAAATATCTTTTATCATGATTGATATCATATTTATGGTATGCTTTTACATGTGATTTTTGATTTGCTAAAAACCATATGAAAAGTATATAAATGATTGCAAATATTGATGTCATATTTTTGTTTTTATTTAGATACTTATATTTTTGATAATACGTTCAATTTTTTGTTTTTGATGCAATATATACATAAATATTTATTGTATATATTTATATATTGTATAGTATGAATAATTGTCATTTGATGTATTGTAAACGTGAAAAATTTGTTACAATTGGTTCGAATGAATATGCGATAGACCCTGATTATCATTATTGCGAGTGTTTTATTGATGAAAATCACCGGTTCAACTATTATTATACTGAATATGGTAAGTTACTAGATAGCACATCGGTCCTTATCAAAATATCCAAATCTGTGCCCAGCTGTTTCCATAGAATGATATTGTATTACAAATATATTCCAAAATTTTTATAGACCTGCGTTGCTCTAAAAATCGGTATTAAAATCGAATACAGTTTCGTCGACTGTTTTATTGGCCAATGCATATTCAGCATTGGTTCGTTCAAAGAAATTCACTTTGGATTCAATACTAATTAATTCCATAAAATCAAAAGGATTTGATGAATTGTATATTTTATCATATCCTAATTGAACAACTAGACGGTCCGCGACAAATTCAATATATTGACACATGAGTTTATCATTCATACCAATCATACGACATGGTATAGCTTCCGTGATAAATTCCTTTTCAATTTCAACTGCTTCTTGAATAATTTCATAAATACGTTTTTTACTTAATTTGCGAACTAACTTACTATATAATAAAATTGCAAACTCGGTATGTAACGCTTCATCTCTCGAAATAAGTTCATTGGTAAAGGTTAATCCAGGCATAAGTCCCCTCTTTTTTATCCAATATATAGATGCGAAACTTGATGAAAAGAATATACCTTCAATGGCGGCAAACGCCACTAATCGGGCCGCAAATGAACTACGGTTATCATTAATCCATTTTTTTGCCCAATCCGCCTTTTTAGCAATACATGGGAAATTACTCGTGGCTTCGAATAATTTTGTTTTTTGAGCAGAATCGTGTATATAGGTATCAATCAATAATGAATATGTTTCCGAATGGATGGACTCCATCGCAATTTGGAAACCGTAAAAAGCCCGTGCTTCCGATAGTTGAACATCTCCCATGAATCGAGATGCCAAATTTTCTGAAACTAATCCGTCTGATGCAGCAAAAAATGCAAGAACCATTGAAATAAAATGTTTTTCGTCCGCACTTAATTTATCCCAATCACCGAGGTCTTTCGATAAATCGCACTCCTCCGGGCGCCAAAAACAATCAACTTGGCGTTTATACATTTTCCAAATATCATTATCTTGAATTGGAAACATTACATAGCGACTATCGTCAGGTTTTAAAATGGGTTCAACAAACGCAGCATTGGATTCGGCCATCTTCCTAAATAATATACTCGTTAGATTTTTATGTCGTTTTAATTTTTATTTAGCAAAATCTCGGGAACGATGAAAATGACTGCATATATCGTGCAATATATGATTCATTATGAATTTTGTAGTGTTTTTATAAAATCATTCATATATTTCGAAAATTCATCAATCCCAAAGTTAGTATAATGACCTAAATCATTTGTGATTACTTGTTCTTGATTGTAAATTGACAATATATTTGTGGGATTTACAAATTGGATTACGTGTTTTTTACAAATACTTTCTAATAAATTTATCAAATTATTTCGTGAAGTTATGTATTCACCATTTTGTTTTGAATTATAATGAGAAACTATAATTATTTTTTTAGGATATAGCATTTTTTGAATTTCCAATATATCATTTTCAATTTCTTCATCACTTTGTTTTTCAATAGTAAAACTATCTAAAATTTCACGAGGGGTATTATTATTATGGTTTGCAAACCGTTTATCTACACATAAATGATGTAAATAAAAATTATTATGAATGTATTTTTTATTGGAACATATTTCTATAATAAAAAATTCTGTATCCCAAAAAAGTTTATTATATATATCATTATAATCTATGTATTTATTTTCACATATAGCAGTTCTAAAACATAAATTATTATATGGGGCTGGAATAATCAATTCACCTTTCAAAAATTTAATAAATTGTATAACTTCTTTTGTTGAATGTGAGTAATTTATAATATTATTTAGATTGTTATGATTATGAATCTTATTCAATCTACAAGTTCCAAATAAAGTAATTGACATATATTATATATTTATATAATATTCATATTATTCATATACTAATTATAGTAAATATTATTTTTCACCCGTGAATGCATTTATATAGTGTTCTTTATATTAGGTTCAAATATATGAAAATAAAATAAAGGAATATTGTAAATGGATTTAGAAGATTCAAAAGAACTAATAGGCATTGAAAGAAGACGAGGCCGTAAATCAAAAAAGCAATCGGAAAAAGAATTAATGAATGAATTTTATTCGGATGTTGAGAGAGAACGTGAAAAATCCATACAAAATCAGCGAAAAATTTATGAGAATATGCAACATCTTTCTAAAAATGAAAAGACGGCATTTGAATCAAAATTTACCAAACCAAAAAATCCACACCAAGAAGAATATGTTACGCACTTGAAAAATAAAAACAAAAAAATAATCGTTGCAACGGGACCTGCCGGAACAGGGAAAACGCTGTTTGCAACCGAATTTGGTGTGAAAAATTTCTTATTGGGAACATATGATAAACTCATATTCACGCGTCCGTCGGTATCGGTGGACGAAGAATTGGGATTTTTACCAGGAACTTTAGAAGAAAAAATGGCGCCATGGGTAAGACCCATTTACGACGTGTTATATAATTTTATTACACCGAAAGAGGTAGTGGCATTGATGGAAGATAAAATAATTGAAATTGCTCCTCTAGGATATATGCGCGGCCGCACATTCAAAAATTGCTGGATTGTCGCGGACGAAATGCAAAATTCGACCATCTCTCAAATGAAAATGTTATTAACTCGTTTAGGCGAAAATAGTCGATTAGTCATTACGGGGGATTTAGAACAATTTGACCGTATCAATGAATTAAATGGATTAGACGATTTTTTGAACAAATTTAGGGGAAAACGTTCTTCTAGTATTTCCAGTTTCGAATTCTCTCGTGATGACATACAGAGAGAGGAAGTGGTGAAAGAAGTATTGGATATATATTCGGGAGACATTCCATCTACGTATGAACTAGAACCAGATTTAGCATAAATAAGATAGTATATAGAAATCTATGAAATCTATGAAATCAAAATAAAATAAAATAGAAATATATATTATATGTCTGCTATAACCAAAGCTCTCGATAAGTTAAGTAAAAATTTACCAAAAAAATTACTTGGTCTAGGAAATATGAACGCGATTTTACACAACCGCATATTCTTGTATATTGTATTTGCATTTTCGTTATTGAATTTGTATGTATTTACACTAAACCGTGAATTCGTCTTTATCACCTTTTTCATTTTATTCGGGTTTTTAACCTCATTTTTTAGCAAAAATATGATTGTTATTTTGTTATTATCAGCCGTTTTGACCAATACTATCAAATATGGTTCTAATTTGTATGAAGGATTAGAAAATGAAGACGAAGAAGAAAAAGAAGAAAATATGGAAAACCAAGATGACGATGCCGCCGCTGAAAATATGGAAAACAAAGAAGAAGATAAAGAAACTAGTAAAGATACCGATATTCAAAGTCAAATATTATCAAATATCAAAAAAATGAATCAATATTTACAAAAACTTACTTTATCACCAAAAGTAGAAGAACCAAAAAAAGATGATACAAAGGTAGAAGAAATAAAAAAATAAAAACAAGAGGTTGTGATATCTAAAATATATAATTATATATTAGATATCATATGGCAAAAGACCCTTTTAAAAAAATAGCGGACTTTTTCAAAAAAATAGGTAAGTTTTTTAAATTTTTAGGAGACGTATTTAAATCTATTTTCAGTTATATTACATGTGCTTTTAAAATGGTTTTGACTATACCCCAATGTATGAAATGGTATTCATTGGATATTTTAGGCAAAACTTTATATTCACCGATTGCCTTCATCTTTTTCCTAACTGGACTAGGCGCGATTGAAAAAATGATATGGGATATAGTGGACCAGATTGATTGCACTATATATTCAATTACCGGTTTTCATATAGCATCTTATCCGGACGAAGTCAACAAAACATGTTATTCATGTAAAATTATTCCTATTCCCAAATTTCCTAGTTAAGTATAGTATAATATAAATATATAATATATAGAAATGGCGAAAAAATGTTTACCCGGTGTGATTTGTATTGAAAATATGACATTTGTATTATTAATATTAATATTTGCATTAATCGCATTATACATGTATCGAGCACCATCCTCTACCAAAGTAAGTGAATCGTCGCGCGTTGTAGTCGTTTCTCCGCCCCCTACCCAATTAGTCGGCGTAGCTACTCGAAACGACCCAATGAATGACCCGTATAGTCCGCCTTTAAGAAACGACGGTTATTATTTCCCTCGCGACTCCGCGGATGTAAGAGGTATACCGATTAATATACAGACGAGAGGAACCGGGATGGATTATACTCAACTCGGCATATTAACTCGTTCGAATGATATGATATTACCACTGATGGGGCGTAAATTGATGAATGGACGAGACAAATGGCAATATTATACCATTTCGAATACGGGAAACATGAATACAAAATTACCGATTAGCGTAAATGGTAAAAGTTGCACGGGAGAATATGGATGTAATGATATTCAAAACGGGGATACAGTATATGTGGAAGGATACAAAGATACCTTTTTAGCAACGGTATACGAGAACAGCACATTTTCATATATCCCTCATATTTAGGCAAGTATTATTTGTAAAGGTGCAAAAATTATATAATAGTATATATTATATAATTATGAGTAAATTTGTTAGTAATGATAAAACAAGAGATACGGATAGTAAAAAGGTTATCTTTGATTATTACAATACTAAAATTTATTTTCATCAATATGGTCAAACCCCCAATAATGGTGGATATGTCGATATAACATTTTCTACACCAGCAAATGTAGTAAATCCAAATATTATTTACATTTCACATGGACCTACTATAAAATATAAATCGTCCAAATTATTTGTATATAAAAAAACACATTTTATAGATGATTTGGTTTTTGATGGTGAAATAGTGATTGAAAATACACCAATTACAAACAACAATAATGAAAAAATATACGTATGTATTCCTTTAAAAACAAATGCTTCAATACAATCAACGGATATCGACGAAATGATTTCAACTGCTGATGTAATTAATCCGTCGAAAATAAGTATGGTTATTAATTTAAATGATAAAATCAATAAAAAAAATCCATATTTTTATTATGAAAATGGCGCAAACAAAATAGTGGTATTGAATACGGCGGTTGAAGTAAATACCTCTTTCGAAAATTTTAAAACATGTGATTTGTTTCCAAATTATGATGAAAAATATCTTATCTTGCAAAATATTACCGATGGATTTGCTAACTATTCTACCGTGGTCGAAGGTTTTAAAGAAGGCGCTACATCGTCTTCAGCGTCTTCAGTTCAAATATGCACACCTATCGATGACAATGACAAAGATGTATCGAATGGACTCATTGTAAATTATTTGAATGGGAATCTAACATCTCAAAACAAAACGATTGATTTGTTGTTTGCAGTCATTATATTCATAATTGTTTCATTATTATCGGCATTTGTATCGCCTGCACTATATAAAAATATATTTTATGGAAAATTAGCTGATAAAAACCTCCACAAAACCATTATATTTTGTTTTTTTTATTTAGTATTAGCATGTTCTTTATTGGGCGGTGGTATTGCATATGACTATCCATCAGCGGTCACTGGTCTTATGCTTTTGATATTTTTTGGAATAAGTTTTATATTTATTTATAATAGAGCAAATATTGATACTCAATATTTAAATGGTGCAGCGCTTGATATGTCTGGATTTCGGGATACATTGAAAAATGCAATTCAAATTATATGGAGTGCTTTGAAAAATATTAGTAATTTATTTTCTAAAACTAACTTCAATTCTAATTCTATAGTCATTGTCATAGGATTATTCATAACATCAATATTATTTGGTATTTTTGCAAATAGTAATAAAGTCAATAAAGGAAAAATGAAAAATAAAAGATTTGCTGAAAAGAAAGGAAAAACTCCAAAAAAGAATAGCGCTTATATGAATTACGTATACACAATGCTGGGTATTTTTGGATATGGATATAGTTTATTTGTGGTTGGCCCATTTTATTACGCGTTAAACACTAATACTACTAGTCCATAATAGATGAACCTTTTGTAAATTATGATATATGATATACATAATTTACACGTTTACACAGTAGCCCTCATTCTAAATCAATGATGCTCCGCCAACATTGTCGGCAACTGGTTTAAATGAACTTTCACTAAATACACTTGGCTCACTGCGGCCAATTGGTGCACGAACAGCTACGATGTCTTCCTCTAATGTCCTTTCTTGAGGAGGATTCATGGCTCTCAATTCCGCATCTTTTTTAGGTTGGGATGGAGTATATTTCGCGATAGGTACACGTCCAGTTACACTTGAACTACGACGTAAAATTTCATAAGCAACAAAAATATACAATATACCTAAAACTGGGTTTGAATATAAAAACAAATAAAGGGTAATGCAAAACATGACAACCATTCCTAAAGCGGAATCTAAATAGGTGGCAATATGAAATGGTGTTTCAATTGGAAATACAATATACACTGCAAAAATAATGAATAGACAATATTCATAAATACTTACGGATTTTAAAGATGCTGGTAATTTCATTATATATTGTAGAATTATATTTTTTTGTAGTCATCTTTTTGATTATATATCCCTCGAACTGTCGAAAATTGATTCTATTTTCCTAAAACATCTTGAAAACCAATATAAAAATTTATCATCAATAATATAAGTATAAATATTGCAAATTTGAATAATGAGTTTTCGGCGTAAATGGTATAATATTGCTAAAAAACCAAAATCGGCGAATGAACCCGTGAAACCGCCATTTCATTTGACCGAAGAATATAAAAAAACGGTATGTGAATCGTCGTATTTAGGTAAAAAAGGATATACTATACCTAAATCTGTATTGGTAGAAGAAGACCTCGCCATCTTATACAAAGAATTATTGGTAAAACCCGTAATATTCGGCCCCGGTGCCGCCGCGCCAGAGACAGAATTTGCAGTATATCGTGAAAATACCAACAAAATATATATACCGCGTTTCTACGGTATTGAACGGTATGGATTACCTTCGAAATGTGAAATCGACGATGGCGATGACATTGCTCTCGAATTTGCTAAACCATTACGGGATTACCAGGACGAAATCGTGGGAATATATACGAAATATGTAAATACTCCCATTTGTAAAGATTCGCTGCAAAATGGCAGCGGCGGAATATTGGAGGTTCCGTGTGGACGGGGCAAATGTCTTGGAAAAGATACGCCAATATTAATGTATGATGGCACTATTAAATTGGTTCAAGATATTCAAATCGGTGATGTATTAATGGGCGATGATTCTAGTCCTCGAAACGTGCTTTCTTTAGCGCGGGGTAGAGAAACAATGTATAAAGTAAAAAGCAAAAAAGGTGATGGTTATATAGTGAATGAAAGCCATATATTATCACTTAAGTATAGTAAAACCAGTAAAATTATAGACATTTCATTGAAGGAATATTTAAATCATGGAGAAAAAGACCATTTGTTAGGATATCGAGTTCCTATTTATTTCCAAAAAACGAATGTTGAAATTGAACCCTATTTATTTGGATATTGGTTAGGCAATCATAAAAAGAATGAAAATAAAACCCAATATTTGAATGGAATTATACATATACCACAAAATTATAAATGTAATTCAGGAAACATACGTTTAACATTATTAGCAGGTATTATTGATGCATGTGGATATAAAAATGAAAAATGTTATGAAATAATTGAAAAAAATGAAATATTCGTAGATGATATTGTATTTTTAGCAAGATCTTTAGGATTTGTTGTATTGAAAACCAGGATAATGAAAAATGCATTTACTATCAAAATATGTGGTGAAGGATTACATCACATACCCGTTGTAAAAGTGAATCGTTTCAATATTGGATATATCGTAGAAGATACATTAGAATATGACATCCACCTAGAAAAATTGGAAGAGGACGATTATTATGGCTTTGAAATTGACGGAAATCGTAGGTTTGTATTGGGCGATTTTACTGTTACTCATAATACGGTGATGGGTCTCAAAATCATATCTCTATTAGCAAAAAAGACACTCATCATTGTTCACAAAGAATTCTTGATGAATCAATGGATAGAGCGTATTGCCGAATTCTTGCCCGGTGCTAGAGTGGGAAAAATCCAAGGACCCGTATTCGACATTTACGACAAAGATATCGTCATCGGTATGATACAGACCATTTATGACAAAGAATATCCGGCCAATGCATTTTCATCATTTGGCCTAACTATCGTGGACGAAGTTCATCGTATAGGTAGTGAACAATTCTCGCGCACTTTGTTAAAAACAATCACCCCCTGTATGTTGGGTATATCCGCGACAGTAGACCGGAAAGACCAACTGACCAAAGTGTTGTATATGTTTATTGGCAACAAAATATATAGCGAAGCGCGTTCGGCCGATGACGAAGTATGTGTAAGGGCTATACAATATGTATCCGGGGACGCGGAATTTAATGAAGTCGCCTACGATTTTCGCGGTTCGCCAAAATATAGCACGATGATTAGCAAATTATGTGAGTTTGGTCCTCGTAGCGATTTTATTGTGAAAGTGGTGGGCGATTTAATACGCGAGAATCCCGACAATCAAATCATGATATTATGTCATAACCGCTCATTGTTGACCTATTTACACGACGCGATTGAATATCGTAAAATTGCATCGACCGGATATTATGTGGGCGGTATGAAACAGACGGACCTGAACGAAACGGAGTCGAAAGCAATTGTGTTAGCGACGTATGCAATGGCGGCAGAAGCATTAGATATAAAAACTCTTGCTACATTGGTAATGGTGACGCCAAAAACGGATATAGTTCAATCCGTTGGACGTATATTGAGAGTAAAACATGAGAATCCAATTATAGTGGATATTGTAGATTCTCATGATTTGTTTCAAAATCAATGGAAACAGCGGCGACAATTTTATAAAAAATGTAATTATCGTATTAATCAAATCGATAGTCGTAAATATACGGATATGACGAATACATCTACTTGGACCACTGTGTTTGAACCAAAAAAACAAAAAGTCGTCGACGAAACGCCTAAAGTTTGTGGAAGCACCGGGACGATTTTTGAAGGAAAATGTTTGATTAAAATCGATGATATCGATTTAGAATCCTAAAAATGGGAACCATTTACGGCTTGCTCTTTTTTTGGCGGACTTTTTCGCTCCCTTTTTCGCGGACTTTTTCACATCTTTTTTCGCCGCTTTTTTCGCGGACTTTTTAGACGCTTTTTTCCCACCTTTTGACGCATACTGGGCAGTTGAACCACTTTGTCCGGTTACTGAAATCTTTGGTAAAATACTATCAAATGCTTTAGCTAATTCAGCCATTATATAATGGATATAGATATTTTACGCGCAGACACAAGAAAAATAACAAAACCTACCGCGGATTTTGTTATTTTTCGTATTCTTTTTATTGTTTTTGATTTTTATTCATTTTTAGTACCAGCATATCTATTTTTTTGATGATGGGTATACATTAGGTTCAGTGTAATTAATACAATCACCGATACACAAAATACACCGACAATTGAAGTGAATGTCACTATACTATAGAATAGAGTGGTCGTATATCGGTTTGCATTGTTTTTCATACAGTGATTTTTCCAATATATGTTGGCGTCTTTGTATGTAATTTCTTTCACTGAAATGGTTGGATTGTATATGTTTCCATAATTACCAGGCGTGTATATATCATCTATGAATTTTTCATAGATATCATATTCTAATGGATACGTATCGCTGGTATTGTACTTTTTTGCCGACATATATTTTTGAATGAATGGGCATAATTTTTCATTATACTCTTCATGAACTATTTCATATGTTGGCGAAATGTTAATATCGATTTCTCTTACTTTTTGAGATTTTTCTTTATATACCATTTGTTTTTTCATATCCATCATATATGTGCTGTTCACCGGATATTCTTCTACATTACAATGTAGTCCGTGATATGTAATGACATCATTCATGTCAATATTCAACGTAACACCTGTATGATAAGATGGATAGTTTTTGGAGGTATAGATTGATTCCATAAATATTTCGCCTACATTCTCGGTAATGTTTTTTTCGAAAGTTTCTTTGGAAATATTTTTCAATAAATGATATTCACTATAATAATCGATTAATCCATCGGTAATTGACGGACATAATTCAAGTAAGAATGAATATGTAACATCTTTATTGTATATGATACGGTCGGTGATACGAATTTCATTCGCTTGTAATAATTTTGCGATATATGCCTTTTGTTTTTTATGAAAATCGTTTTTTTTACTTGTGAAAATAAATCCGTTTACCACTAATGGCAATAGTACGAAAAGAATTGAAAAGTGCATTTTACTTAGTTGTTTACTCGATTGATTGGTTGGTTGTTGTGCTCTAATTATTTTTGTATAAAAGTAGTTCAATTTTTTG